ATATCTATGGAGTAGATAAGATCTATCCAGATTGTGATGTTTCTAGGTCACTTGTGAATCTTATGAATACTAAAACTATCCCACTTGAGAAAGTCTATTGGATTAGACAGTTAGGTATTGAGTTGGAGCAACGACCTGTAGAGTTAAAAGAATTATTATAGGAGTGTATATCATGATCAAATATAGGATAAATCGTAAACATACTGTCAGGGTTAGAAAGATAGTATTTAAAAAACTCCCTAGCAAATTACATTTTGCTAAGTTTGTTAGGACTATTGGCTCTGGTTACAGAGTTGTTTATGTTAATAAATATTAAAAGATTTAAAAGGTCTTTTACAGAGTGAAAGACCTTTATAAATCTAAAAGGAGACGGCACAATGTTGGTGTTCAATTACCCTAGTAAAAAGAATATGAAAGAACAGTTGGGATCGCCACTAGTTTATATAGAGACTAGTATTTTTGGAGAAGAGTACCGCAGAGATGGTGTATTAGTAGGAGCTAATAGACCTCACATAACAGGCCAAGGCAGAGAATTCTTTGCTGAAGTCACCATGAAAGATGGTCTAATCAAATCAGTTAAATAAAAATAGGAGCAGCACAATGCTAAATAGTTTGAGTTTTCACCGTATCAAAGATGTTGAAATAAAAACCTACGCCGATGAAAAATGGATAGATCTTGTCATAAGAAATGGCGAGGGTGAAAAGTTTACTTTCTGTATGTTTGCAGCTTTTACAGTGGACAGAAACCAGCTATTACGACAGATTAGTGATGGAGCTATAAGGGCTCTATATGAGGCAAAAGATGAACATAAATAGATTTGAAGTAGCCGAAGTAGATTTTAATAAAAACATTGTGGTGTGTTTCTACCCTAAGGGTGGAAGGACAGTGTACGGTGACGTTGTTGTGTTCGATTCACTGGACGCTATAGGAACTATATTCCTGCCACTAGAAGCCACATACTTGTTAGTTGCTAGACCAGAGGGCCATTCATAGGGAGCAATACAGATGATAAAAGTAAAAAATGTTTTAGCAACGCCGAAGTTCTCAAAGACTTCGGCAATGCCGGGGATTAGCTGGTCACTTGAAGCTAAGGCTACTTGCCCCGGTTCATTGGATTCTAATGGTGGTTTAGTAGCTGCCTGTTCAACCTGTTATGCTGCTAAAGGGTTTTATAATATGCCCACTGTAAAAGCTGTGAGAAAACATAACAAAGAAGATTGGCAATCTGATGATTGGATAGATGTGATGGTAGCGGAAGTTGACACTGTTAGATACTTCAGGTGGTTTGACAGCGGTGATTGCTATCACATTGATTTAGCTAAGAAAATACTGGAGGTTATGAAACGTACTCCACATACTAATCATTGGTTTCCTACCAGACAGCACAAGTTTGAGAAGTTTTTACCTGTTCTCAAAGAGATGCAAAGCTTGGATAATGTTGTAGTTCGTTGGTCTTCTGATGGTATCAATGGAGAAATCATTGAAGGTGATTGTACTTCTACAATAGTTCAGGATTGGAGCCAAGCTCCTGTTGATGTTAAGAAGTGTAGTAAGCCTGATAACGATGGAAAATGTGGTAGCTGCCGAAGCTGTTGGGATAAATCAACTAAGACTGTTGCCTATCTATGGCACTAAGGATACTAGTATGTCTAATTCGTTTGATAAAAATAAATTTACCGCTCAACTCCATAAAGATATGGAGCAGTATTTTAAAAAAGGTAATTCAATTACCAAGCTTCCAATGTCACCTGAGATTGTGAAGATGCGAAAAGATATTAATAAAAAGTTTTTTACTAAGTTTTAAAAGGTCTTTTACAGAGTGAAAGACCTTTATAAAACTAAGGAGCCGACCATGACCACCGACGAAAACGATACTATAGAGCTTATACTAGAGGAAGCAGAAGAAGCACGTTTACAAATAGCGGCGATGTTTGATCGAATAAAAATGAATCCTATAATAGGGGCCGTTGCTTTGGCTACCTTGCTGCATCAGGTTAAACATGAATTAGAAGAAGATGAACACGATTTCGTAGAAACGCTATCTTCTTTTTGTACTAAAGCTGTCGATGTTGCAATAGATCTAGATAGAATTGATGAGGGAGTAATGCACTAATGAATAAGCAAGACCAAGAGGAGAACAATGATATTTAATTAACCTACATTCACTTGATTGAGGTAAATAAACATGAGAAACAATACAATAATCTGCACAGCAAAAGACCTTGCAGCTATTGTTGCAGGGTTAGTCAGAGAAGGAGTCACATTCGAAGTGGTAAAAATAGACTATCATTTATTGGAAGATGCTTACGAAATTTTTCTAACTGGCGGGTATTAAAAACCAATACAGGAGAAAGTAATGAACGACAATTTAGATGGAAATACCGCAGCACTAAATGCTTATGAGCTTGAGCAAGATCGTCTTTATTTAACTGCTGAGATTGCAGCCGATGACAAAGAGATGCGGCTTGATGACTTGGTTCTTGCCGAAATTGAAACGGATGGCGTTATAGCTCTGGAGGCAATAGGCACAGAGGCAACTCTGGAATCTATTAACCATTTTAACAAGAAATTGAAAGAAGCATTGATGGAAGCTATTCAGTGTAAAGGCTCCAACGCTCAAGACCTTGCGGATAAAGACTTGGGAAAGATATTCAGAGAACTAACATATGAGTACATCGCACACTCAATGGAGGATTTGATATGAAAGCCACTAACTGGCACTCAGAGACAATGAATCGCTTCAAGACACTATTACAACTTCTTGTTTTGATAGGGCTAGAGAAATAGCAAATGAAATGGCAGAGGATATATTTAATGAAAACAATAATTCATGTTAATCAGCACAACATCAGGGCTAATGCTAAAGGAGCTAACAAGCCTGTGCTAACTGTGAAGACTTACAAATCAAACACTTACTGTAATCGTGTTAAGTTTGTAGATGGAGAGCTAAAGTATTCGCCTGACAAACCATTGTCATGTGGTGCTAAAGTTTGGATAGAAACTAACCAACCTGTAGAAATACTAAACTAAGGAGCAACTTATGAGCAATGTAATAGATATGTATTCACTCGGTTCCGGCTATGGTGATGCTGATTTTGATATAGAAACCCGTCCCTTATTTCACACCTCAAGGGAAGCTGTTAACATGCCAGTTAATAAAAGAGCTATAGTCAGAACCGATACTGATGAGTGTCTCGGTGTTGTTGGCCCTAAGTATAAGCCAATAAATCATAAAGAAATGATAGCCCATCAGAGGCTCATGATTATGAGGAGTGATCTTGATACTAAGAATCTAATTGAGTCTATTGTTACTGATCGTAACGGTGCTAGATGTTATGTAAAGCATACCTTACCCAACCAGTTTTTAGAAACTCCAGATGGTGACACTGCTGCCTTGAGTTTCTTAGGAGTTAATAGCTTTGACGGTCTGTTTAGTTTCATGATGTCAGCCGGTGCCAGACAGTCAGTCTGTATGAATGGACAGATATTTACAGAAGGTAGCTCTACCATATATAAGTCTAGACATACTCAACAGTTAGATATCCATAAAGGTTCTAGGATTGTTGGTAAAGGTCTAGAGGTAATGATGCAGCAGAATGAGCTATGGAAGATATGGTATAAGACTGTCCCATCTCACGAAATTATTAAGTCTATATTTGCTGCCACAATTGACGGCGATCCTCTTGATGAAAAGACAGGGAATAATAAAAACTATATACAGCTTTGGAAGTTGTATAAAGATGTTTATAAGCCTCGTCAAGGTGCAAATCTATGGGCAGTTTATAATGCTCTAACCCACTGGGCTACACATTGCCAGCCCTCTAGGAAGAGTTCATCCATTATATCTTTACAGAATCGCAGAGCTAATAAAGTTTCTGAGGTTATTTCTAATGATCATCTGTTTCGTAAGGCAGCATAATGGTTAATGATTCTACATTAGCTGATCTCATTTCTCTTAGGGATGCCCTTATTGGGTGTCCCTTTGAGTCTAATGAGGACATCTTGTTTTTTAATCATCTGGATGAAGTAATTTATTATATTGAGGAGCGAAAACAAAATGGAGAGACAGAAGTTTTACGATCAGATTGACAATTGGATAGCATATAATTTTATAAAAATTGATGCGCCTGTTCCACAAGATAGCTTTATACGTAGCTTTCTTTTTTTTGTAGAAGATGAGTTTTCAAGTAAAGCTACTACAGATAAAGGTAGGTTTATGCCTTGGGAACAGGTCAGTGGAGATGAGTTAGATGATTTGCTACCTAAAATATTTACAACATACTTAAATGTAAGGAGCTTATAATGAAAATAAAAGATGAACTAGAAAGGCAAAGAGAAATGCAGGAAATGGGTATGACAAAATGGAGAACAGATAGTATCTATAATCCAAGACATGTTGTTACTCAACAGGAGAAACTAGATTATGAACCTTTACCTTTATGGGTATGGGGATTAATTTTATGGGGAAGTATGTCTTTAATTGTGGGTGCTTACTGCTTGGTCTTCTTAGGAGAGTTGCTATGAAAGAAATAGATCACTCAGCAGCTAATGAGATAATAAGTGAGTTCTTAGGCTCTAAAAACATGACAATCAGTAAAGCATTAGAAACTATATACGAGTGTGCTGATTACGATCAGGATGAGAATGTAGCTAGAGATTGGGAAAGAGCTATGTCTTATATTGCTTATCAGCTAGGCGTAGTCTTTGATGAAGACACCGAGCAATGGGTAACTGCTGATGAGGGGCATCCGGTATGAATATATTCTATCTAGATCGTGACCCTGTAACCTGTGCTAAACAGCACTGTGATAAGCATATAGTCAAAATGATTTTAGAATATGCACAGTTACTATCTACAGCCCATAGAGTTCTCGATGGTGCTGAACATTATGAAGCTTCTGATCGCACTGGTCGTATGATTAAACGCTTTTGGCTTGAAAAACCTAAAGATAAACTGTACCAAGCCACACATATTCACCATCCTTCTGCCATATGGTGTAGAGAAAATATAAGTAATTACATATGGTTGTCTGATTTATTTGTAGCTTGTTTAAAGGAGTACACATATAGATATAATAAAACTCACAAGTGTTCAGAGCTTAAAGAACTATTGCTTGAGCCGCCAGAGCATATTACTATAGGTGCATTTTTCCCACCCACTTTAGCAATGCCAGATGAACATAAGGTTTCGGATTGTAACATCGAGTGTTACCGAAACTATTACCATACGAAACACTTTGCTAAGTGGACTAACAGACCTATACCGGAGTGGTTTAATGCCTAGTAATTATACACAACATCAGTTAATGAAGTTACTTCCGGTAAAAACCAATAAAGAATATGATGATCATTTATTAAATAAAAAGTATTTTGCTTTGTGGTACAAGGCACACAACAAGGAACATCAAGATGAAAAAACATCTAGACTTAAAAGATTTTTTACTTTCTCCAAAGATGAGTGACAGAGCTACAACTTGGTATTACTACGAAGGATGGAGGCTCTGTGAGATTAGTATAGGCAGTAAGTTTATTCATATAAAACCTTTGTTTGGAGGTTATTCAAAAAAGAAAATAGGTATACGAAAGGGTAGAGGCATATTAAAAGATATGTATTGGAGGGCTGCTAGATGCGATGCTTTCTTTAAAGCTTTGGGTGAAGGAAAGAAACGTAAGCCTAGAAACTGGGAGAAACTTTATGCCTAGGAAACTATATGAGACTAAGCAATCTTTAGATGCTGAAAAGAATTTTGCTAAAGACTTACAGAAATATTTTAAAGTTAATTTAAAAAAACTACCTATGCAATATAGCTTAGACTTCGTAGCTATAGATACTAAAAATTATAAGCCTAAGTTCTTTTTAGAACTAAAAGAACGTAGATGTAAACGTATTACTTATCCTACTTATATAATATCTTTATCTAAATTCCTGAAAGCTAAAGAGATTTATAGATCTTTAAATATGAATACCTACCTCTGTGTTAGATGGGCAGATGCTAGTGGTTATATTTGTCTCAATGATATTGAGGATGATAATATTGACATTACTATGGGAGGTCGTTATGATCGAAACGATTGGCAAGATGTAGAGCCATTGTTAACTATTGACATTGGAAAATTTATAATAATTGGAGACACTGAATGAATACAGATAATCTTGATCCCTTCTCAGATATAAAAGAATACTTCACAACTCTAAAGGATGCAACAATTAATGGATCAATAAAGGCCAAGGTATTAATGCTAGGGGGAGGACTGTTTATACTAGGGTTCTATGCCTTTGCTATTATGCTACTGGCAGAGATCGTTGAGCTGATGGATTTACAAAGCCGAACAGGTATGTTACCATCTACTATCGAGAACGTAGTGCTTGCCTTTCTGTTTTGGGCAGGTCACAGATATTTTTACAACAAAGCTAAAGAGGAGCTATAAAATGGCTATAGTACAAGGTACTGCTTACTGGGCTAGCATTAAACGCCCTAATACAACCTATGAACCAGTGTACAGTGTCAACCTTGTGGTTGATGAGGAGACTGCCTCGGATTTTAAACGCCGAGGATTTACAATTAAAGATATGAATGAAGGCCCTGCCATTATCATTAAAAGAAAAGTGAACGGTGGGCCAAAAGGAACTAGAGAGCCTCCTAAACTTTATGATCGAATGAAGAATGAGATTGATGTAGAAGTTGGTAATGGTTCTAAGGTCAAAGTTTCCTATCGTGAGTGGGAGATGGACAGAGGTGGGCAACATTATCAAGGGCTAGAGTTTATAGCCTTACAGGTTTTAGACCTAGTCCCTTACTCTAGTGGAGGAGGAGCCGATGAGTTTGATATAGAAGAATCACTTGAGGATGAACTATGAGTATATTCAAGACTGACAATGGAGACTTCGATGTCTCCAAGATGTCTTTAGAAAACCAACGTAACTTTGAATTAGCTCAGTATCTGATAATTGATATAGAATCTTTGTCAAAAGATATTCAAACCAAGAAGGCTGCACTTGAGTACTTTAAGTTACAGCTAGGCACTGAATGTAATGATGATACAAAGGCCATATATAAAAGAACTAGGGATGAAGATGGTAAGTTTATTGCCGACAATCCCGACACTCCTGAGGATGAGGCTTGGACTATAGATTAATTGTGTGCTGTTGATTTGGGGGAGTTTAGGCTCCCCTTTTTTTTTAAGGAGCAAAAATGACATTTATTAAAACACATTTACCCTGCCCTGAATGTGGTGGCAGTGACCCAGCATCTTTGAATGATGATGGCTCAATGTATTGTTTTAGTTGTGATAAGTTAATTCCCAATCATGACAGCAGTATCTCACCCACACCAGTAGAATTTAAAACCTACAAAAATAATTCCGTTAATACATCCGATGGTTCTTTCAACGCTCTAACAGATAGAAGTATTTCTCTTAGTACTGCTAAGAAGTATGGTGTTAAATCTATTCTTAACTCTAAAGATGAAATAGATACTCACATCTATCCCTACTACAACGTCAATGAGATAGGTGCTTATAAACTTAGAGATGCTAAGAAGACATTCTTCTGGCAAGGGTCTTCAGTTGGCACTGGGCTGTTTGGTCAGCAGTTATTTCAAGAAGGAGGCAAGTACATTACTATCACTGAAGGTGAGTGTGATGCTATGGCAGGGTATGAACTGCTAGGATCTAAGTGGCCTGTAGTCTCTCTGAAGAATGGTGCTGGCGGTGCAGTCAGAGATATAAAAGCATCTCTAGAGTTTTTAGAAAAGTTTGACAAAATTGTTATTAACTTTGATAGCGATACTCCGGGTAGAGAAGCTGCCAAAAAGGTGGCTAGGTTATTTACTCCGGGCAAAGCCTTGATCATGAGTCTCCCTGAAGAGTTTAAAGATGCTAATGATATGCTACGTAATGGTAATCACAAGGCATATACTACATCTTGGTGGGCTTCTAAAACCTATACCCCCTCTGGAATCATGAGTGCCAAAGATGTTATGGCTAAATATCATGATCGCCCCGAGAAGGAATCTATTCCTTATCCTTGGCATGGACTAAACGATAAGCTGTATGGACTCAGAACCGGAGAGCTTGTTACCGTGACAGGTGGTACTGGCCTAGGTAAATCTAGTATCACCAGAGAACTAGAACACTGGCTGATTAAAAATACTAAAGACAATGTAGGTATTATTGCTCTCGAAGAGGATTACTATAAGACTGCTGACTGCCTTGTATCTATTGAAGCTAACACTAGATTATACATTGACCACATTAGAAAAGAATACCCAAAGGAAAAGCTAGATAGTATGCTATCAAATCTCTTTGGAGATGATCGTGTTTGGATTCATTCACACTTTGGGTCTAACGATATTGATGAGATCTTTGCTAAAGTAAGATACATGATTGTCGGTCTTGATTGTAAGTGGGTAGTAATAGATCACTTACATATGCTACTGTCGGCTAGTGCCGAAGGGGATGAACGCAGAACGATAGATACAATTATGCACAAGCTCCGCTCTATAGTTGAAGAGACGAATGCAGGTTTAATATTGGTATCTCACCTCAAGAGAATTGAAGGCAACAGAGGCCATGAGAATGGAGTTGCTGTTAACCTCAGTCACCTTAGGGGTTCGCAGTCTATAGCACAGCTCTCAGATTGTGTACTAGCCTTAGAACGTAATCAGCAGTCTGATGATCCTAATGAAGCCAACACTACCCATGTTAGAGTATTGAAGTCTAGGTATACTGGGGATGTAGGCATGGCAACCCATCTTACTTACGACAAAGAAACAGGAAGGCTGGCTGAAGTAATTGACTATGAAGATGACTTTGAAGATGCGGAAGAAGCACTATGAAATCATTAATTTTTGATATTGAAACAGATGGGATAACAGATGTAAGTGTTATCTGGTGTATCTCTGCTGTAGATTTAGATAGTAATACTGTGTATGAGTTTGGCCCTAGTCAGATAGATGAAGGGGTCAAGCTACTACAACAGGCTGACAAGCTTATCGGTCATAATATTATTAACTATGATATACCTTGGATAGACAGGATGTGTGGCGTTGACCTATCAGATAAAAAACTGGTAGATACTTTAATCATTTCTAGATTGTTCAATCCAGTACGTGAAGGAGGTCATAGCCTTAAACAATGGGGTGAGTCGGTAGGCTTCTCTAAGAGTGGGTATGATGACTTTACAGCCTATAGTCCTGAAATGATGGCAAGATGTACCAGCGATGTTATTCTAAACAAGAAAGTTTATTTTGAACTACGCAAGGAAGCTGCGGGTTTCTCGAAACAGTCTATAGATATAGAGAATAAAGTTGCCCACATCCTGAAGGAACAGGAAGAACATGGCTTCTTGTTTGATCAGAAGACGGCATCTATTTTACTGGCAGAACTGAATGAAGAAGTTGAGATAGTAACTGCTGAAGTTAAGAAGCGATTCAAACCTAAGGTAGAAAGAATAGAAATATTCAAACGTCTAACCAAGTCAGGCAAAGTATCGAAGATGGGCGAAACTTTACAGGGTAAGGGACTAAGACTTACAGAAGATGATCACAAGGAAATAGCTAGTAAAGGATCTATCATACGTGAGAAAAGAATAGAGTTTAATCTAGGCTCACGCAAACAGATAGGAGAATATCTAAAAGAGTTTGGGTGGAAGCCCAAGAAGTTTACCCCAACAGGTCAGCCAATGGTTGATGAAAAGATATTATCTAATGTAAAAGGAATACCAGAAGCAGCACTGATAGGTAACTATTTGATGCTTCAGAAACGTATCTCACAGATAAATGCATGGTTCAAGGAGCTAGAAAAAGATGGCAGAGTGCATGGATTTGTTAACCATAATGGTACTGTTACTGGTAGAATGACTCATAGGAACCCCAACATGGCTCAAGTTCCAAGCTGTTCCGCTCCTTACGGTAAGGAATGCAGAGCTTGTTGGGTAGTTCCTTCTAAACATAAACTAGTAGGCATTGATGCTAGTGGTCTTGAGTTAAGAATACTTGCTCACTATATGAATGATGAGGGATTTATAGATGAAATTCTCAACGGAGACATACACACAGCTAATCAAAGACTTGCAGGTCTTGAATCAAGAAATCAGGCAAAGACATTCATATATGCACTCATATACGGAGCCGGAGATGAAAAGATTGGCACAGTGGTTGGAGGAAGCAAGAAAGACGGCAAAAGACTTAGAGACACTTTCCTCAATAATCTGCCATCATTTAGAACTCTTATCGCTAAAGTATCGAGAGCTGCAACCAGAGGTTTCCTCAAAGGAATAGATGGTAGAAAAATAAAAGTTAGATCCCAACACAGTGCATTGAATGCCTTGTTACAGGGAGGGGGTGCTATCGCGATGAAGCAGGGATTGATTCTGTTTCATGAAAAGATACAGAAGTATAATGCTGTTGTAGTGGGCAACGTCCACGATGAATGGCAAGTAGAAGTACCAGCCCAGTATGCAGAAGAAGTAGGGAGGGTAGGTGTTGAGTGTATTATACAGGCAGGTAAAGATCTAGAACTTAACTGTCCCTTAGATGGTGAATATAAAATTGGAGATAACTGGAGTGAAACACATTAAACACGAACCAAACAGGGTAGGTGATCTAGGAGAATACTATGCTATCACATGGTTATGGGATAATGGTTATCATGTCTTTAAAAACTGTGGGTGTACAGGCCCTATAGATATAGTAGCTCTTTCACCTGAAGGAAAGGTAACGCTCATTGATGTTAAGTCTTACAAAGACAGTAGGCTATCATCGAAATCAGAATTACAAAAAAAGCTGGGTGTACAGTACTTACACTATAACTCAAAGACGCGGAAGTGCCGCTTTGTGGAGCATAAGATATGAAGTCATTACAAAATATAGTAGAAGATATATATGAAAATCTAAAGCCTCTCTGCAATGGTGAGTCCTTAGATATATCAGAAGAAGAGATAGATAAGTTTGGCGAGGATATGAAAAACGTATTACGTCATTGGGCCAGACCTACTGCCAGAGATTCATCTTTTAAATTGAGAATGTCTAACGTAGGTAAGCCCTCCCGTCAGTTATGGTATGACAACAAATCAGAAAAATCTTCTTCCCTTTCTCCCAGCACGATGATCAAGTTTTTTTACGGCCATATTCTCGAAGAAGTAGTTCTTCTGTTGGCTAGGCTTTCGGGTCATGATGTAACAGATGAGCAGAAGGAAGTAGAGATCAATGGAGTTAAAGGACATATCGACTGCAAAATAGATGGTGAAGTTGTAGATGTAAAGACTGCATCCTCATTTGCCTTCAAGAAGTTTAGACATGGTACACTACCTGATGATGATCCTTTCGGTTACATTGCACAGATCTCTGGCTATGAACAGGCAGAAAAAAGTAGTCATGGCGGTTTCCTAGCGATTAACAAAGAGACAGGTGAGCTTGCTTTTTATGAGCCTGATGAGCTTAGTAAGATAGATACTAAGAAACGTATCGTATCTCTCAAGAAAATATTAAAGTCTAATAGCCCTCCCTCAAAATGTTATCCTGATCTACCCGAAGGAGCGAAAGGAAACATGAAACTTAATCGTGGTTGTTCCTACTGCCCTCATAAGTTCATATGCCATTCTGATTCTAATAATGGCGAGGGGCTTAGAGGATTTAAATATGCCAAGGGCGTTACTTATTTCACAAAGATAGTCAAAGAACCTAATGTGGAAGAGATATTATGAATGGTAGAAAAAGTAAATTAGCGAGAAGGCTTGCTAAAGACCTAGCATTTGGATGGCTTAAAACTCTAGTCTCTTCAGAAGAAGCAGAGAAGATAACTCAAGATAACTTTATGGATCTCATGCCTACACAGACCCATATCATGAATGAAGGACAGATGCGTTTGATGCCTAATACCTACAGGTGGTTTATTAAACAGGTCAAAACATCTGGAGTGGATCATATAAATGATAGAAAATTTAGATAGTATTGATCTAGTAGATTTGATTATAATGACTAGTGAATTCCTGTTATCTAATAACGCCGACATTGCTGAGATTCCTGATGCCGTTATTGAAAGAATCTGTGATCTTACTGACTATGAGTTAGGCTTTAGACTTGAGAGTACAATACATTGACAAAAGCAAAGATCAGGAAAGGCTACAGAAAAAGCAGGGTAAAACGTCCTGTAGAAAAGAACGTACCTACTAGTTATGATTCCATTTGGGAGTACACTTTGCATAGTGGTCTTCTTAAAAATTGGAAACATCATGACCGGAAGATCCCTTACACAGTTAACCATGTCTATCATCCAGACTTTAGCAAGAAGGTAGGGCGCAAGACTTATCTTATAGAAGCTAAGGGCCGCTTTTGGGATTACTCAGAATACAATAAATATATCTGGATAAAAAAGATGCTTCCTCCTAATGTGGAATTAGTATTTCTTTTCGCTAATCCTAACGCTCCAATGCCTCAGGCTAAAAGACGCAAGGACGGAACCAAACGAAGTCATGGTGAATGGGCAGGAGCTAATGGCTTCAAATGGTATAGTGAAGAAAGTATTCCAGATGATTGGGTAGATATGGAGTACCGTGAAAGCGAACAGTTTAAAGAAGAGTATTATGATATAGATAAGGAGCAAGAATAATGATTGAGAACACAAAAGTCACAGATAACGATCCTGTGAATAGTCCTACCCATTATAATTCAGGCAAGCTTGAGTGCATCGAGGCTATGGAAGCCATGCTTAACCCTGAGGAGTTTATAGGTTACTTGAGGGGCAACAGCCTAAAATACAGATGGCGTTTCCGCTACAAGAATGGCATAGAAGATTTATATAAAGCACGATGGTACGAGGACAGACTTATTAAGTATATAGAAAAAAATGGATGTAAAGTAAAAGAGGAACCTTACCTCGATTATTTAAAGGATCATTATAATGACAACTAAAATTGGTGTACAAGATTATAAGGGAATTAAAATAGATTATTCCCGTGAAGAGTTACTTGGTGATTTTGCAATCGCCACGTTAAAAGATAGATACCTCTGGGCTGATGAAGAACATGCTCAAGAGGCTTTCGCAAGAGCATCTATATTTGGAGCAACTTATAATGAAATTACTGACTATGCTTTGGCACAACGGCTTTATGACTATAGTAGCCTACTCTGGTTTATGTTTAGCACTCCTATCCTTAGCAACGGGGGTACCAGCCGTGGCCTTCCTATCAGTTGCTTTCTTAATTATGTTCCTGATTCCCGTCATGGTTTATCTACTCACTATGATGAGAACATATGGCTTGCAAGTGGAGGTGGAGGCATTGGTGGATATTGGGGTGCTGTTCGCAGTAACGGCGTGGATACTTCTAACAGCAGTAAATCTACTGGTTCTATTCCCTTCATGCATGTAGTTGACAGTCAGATGTTAGCCTTCAATCAGGGAGTTACCCGAAGAGGAAGCTATGCTGCCTATATGAATATCTCTCACCCGGAGATTGAAGAGTTTATATCTATGCGTAAGACAACAGGCGGGGATATAAATAGGAAATGCTTGAACTTACACAACGGTGTTAACATCACCAATGATTTCTTAGATGCTGTAAAACGTGATGACGATTGGAGACTTATAGATCCTAAAACTAATACTGCAATTAAGACTGTATCTGCTAGAGATCTTTGGTGGCAGCTTATATCCACTAGGGCCGAAACAGGTGAGCCTTATATAGTTAATATAGATAGATGTAATGAAAGTTTACCTGATGAGCAAAAAGCATTAGGGCTTAGTATCAAACAGAGTAATCTATGTTCTGAAATTACATTAGCTACAGATGAAGAACGTACCGCTGTATGCTGTTTGTCCAGCGTTAATCTAGAACACTTTGATGCATGGTCAACATTAGATACCTTTATACCTGATCTAATTACAATGTTAGATAATGTGATACAACATTTTGTAGGTTATGTTGTAGGTGATTGGCCTGTACAAAATGAGTATATGATAAACAAACCTTTAAACTTTCCAGAGTTTAAGAATTGCTGCGACCCTGAAAAGATTGGCTATTCAAAAGCGGCCTATTCAGCTTACCGTGAAAGATCTTTGGGTCTAGGAGCTATGGGTTTTCATAGTTATTTACAGGCCAAGGGAATACCTTTTGAGGGTATGTATGCTGCCTCCTTCAATCACAAATCTTTTTCTCTTATTAAAGATCGGGCTTCTGCTGCTTCACGTATATTAGCTGAAGAAAGAGGAGAGGCTCCTGATATGATAGGTAGTGGTAGAAGGAATGCCCACCTCATGGCTGTAGCTCCTAACGCCTCTAGCTCTATTATCTGTGGTGGTACTAGTCCTTCTATTGAGCCAGTAAGGGCCAATATTTTTACTCATAAGACTCTCTCTGGAAGCTTTAAAGTTCAGAATAAATATCTAGATGATGTTCTCCTTGAGCTATACCCCGACAATACTAAGCGAAAGAAAATATGGAAAAGCATAGCAGAGCATCAGGGTTCGGTTCAGCACCTTGATCTACCTGATAGTGTTAAAGAAATATTTAAAACAGCAGATGAGATAAATCAGATATGGATTGTAGAACATGCCCATCAGCGGCAAGACTACATCTGCCAGAGCCAGAGCGTCAACCTATTCTTTATTCCTCCTAAGGCTACGGAGCCTCAAGAAGTACATGATGAGTATCTCCAGTATATTAATGATGTACACTGGGCGGGTGCCAAGAACTTAAAGTCTATGTACTATCTCAGGTCAGACGCAGCAAGATCTGCTGAGAATGTAAACATTAAGATTCCTCGTATCAACCTTTCTGAGGGGGAGTGCCTAAGCTGTGAAGGCTAAAACACTTGTAGAAGTTAAATGGGATGATGCTTGGACTGACTTTCAGGACGTTGAGGTGTCGAGAGCAAAAAAACTAAAGCCCATACCAAGAACCACAGTAGGATGGTTGGTAGAAAATAATAGTGATTGTGTTGTATTATGTACAGATTACTATGACAAAGATAAATCAATAATAAACACGCCTATTGTTATTCCAACAGGAATGATTAAATCTTTACATAAATATGAAGTCATATAGGTATTGTAATTGTGGATTTAAAATGATGGAGGTCTTAACCTATGACGAGGATGACCCACAAAAGAAGGTACAGCATAAAGCTTGGCAGTGTCCCTATTGCCGAAACCGTATAGAAGATAAGGAGAAAAAGTGAGTTTACTATCAACACGCGATTACTATAAACCTTTTGACCACCCTTGGATGTTTGATTACTATTTCCAACAGAACCAGATGCATTGGTTCCCTGAGGATGTACCTCTACACAACGATGTAAAAGATTGGCAGGATATGACAACTGCTGAAAAGAATTTACTTGTGCAAATCTTTAGACTTTTTACCCAATCAGACGTTGATGTGGGTAAAGGATACGTAGATAGGTACATGAGAATCTTTAGAAAGCCTGAAGCCCGGATGATGATGGGTTCATTTGCCAACATGGAATCGATACACCAACACGCCTACAGCCTGTTACTAGACACAGTAGGTATGCCAGAGACAGAGTATAAAGCTTTTGCAGAGTATGAGGAGATGGCCTCTAAGCATGAGTATATCAATGACCTGAAGATTTCCAAGACAGATAAAAAGTCTATTGCTAAGAACCTTGCCGTATATAGTGCCTTTACAGAAGGACTACAGTTGTTCTCAAGCTTTGTAATACTGCTTAACTTCCCACGTTTTGGTAAGATGAAAGGGATGGGACAGATTGTAAGCTATAGCATTAAGGATGAATCCCTACACGTTGAGGCTATGACCAAGCTATTCAGGGAGTTTATACAAGAGAATTTAGATATATGGACTGATGAGTTTAAGAAAGAAATCTATCAGTCATGTAGAGATATGGTAAACCTAGAACAGAAGTTTCTTGATTTGGTATTTGAACTTGGTGACATCCCCGGCCTAACACGCAAAGAGATGTCGGACTATGTTGAATATATTGCAGACCGCAGACTGCTTCAGCTTGGCCTAAAGCCTAACTACAAAGTAAAAGAGAACCCCTTAGATTGGTTAGATGATGTGCTAGGCGTTGAGCATCAGAACTTTTTTGAAGGCAGAGCTACCGCATATATGAAAGCCGGACTCAGGGGTAAGCAAGAAGGAATCACTTTCTCGTGAAAAAAGGTAATATTGTTTCTATGGCAGTTCAGCTAGGAATTGATGGTAATATATACTGTGAGTTCGCTGAACTTCCTTTTGAAGAAATAGAAAAAGTATTTAAAAATAAATACGAAGCCTCTTTAATAAAGACTATTCATACGTTTATGAATAAGAAATTTAAAGAGTCTTCGATTTCTTTAGAAAAAGAAATGCAAGCAGTTACTGCTACCATAGTTAAGTAGGATATTCATTAGTACGAATCATAGCGGCTATTTCTGTAGCCCTATTCCCTACTTGATCAGCCCATCGAGATCTCAAAAATTCATCGGCTGCTTCTGTGTACTTACGCTGAGACATAAAGTCTAAGGCTTTGACAAAAGTAGCTAGCCTTGGAACCCCCATATTAAATGCTAGATTCAACAGGGCATCCTTCCTAGCTCCTTCTAAATACTTATAGAAATAAAATCTTTCGTTTAGCTCTTCATGAAAGTTTTGTATGTCATTCTTCAGGAGGTATCTGGCCTCATCTTCACTGATGCCACAATCTTCTAAGTTTCTACCCACACCGATAGTTAATTTATTTGAAGTACATCGGTAAGGTTCAAGTTTTAAACCTTCATGTCTTATTAGTAAATCAATCAGCCCCATAAAGCCTTTCCCTTAAAAGATTTTCATAGCCTTCATCATCCAGATGAGTAACAGCAATCCAAGCGTGAGACATCTCATCACCAGTACGGCTTCCACCTACCACCCACTGATCAGGATCAGGGTTATTAGGGTTATCTTCTGTGTTGTCGTACCATTGTTTTACTACCATTACTTCTCCTGCAAGCAACAAGGGAGCCTCTGAGGGGCTGTATAGATGACTGTGGTGCCAAGTAGCACTCCAATTAGATATCTGACTGACGGGTCTTGTACGTCCTGTAAGGGGGCTAAATATCTCTAGTGAAGCAGCATTCATACGAAGATGACCGTGGGGCTGGAAGCTATCTATCCTGACAGGGTGATCAAAGCTGTGAAACCCTTGTGTCATAGTGTAACCATTAGGAGGAATAATTAAATGTCCATTCTCATAACCATCCCTTAGAGGATAGAGCTTTAAGTCTTGTTGATAGACATCGTTGTTAGCTTGATAGTCTTCTTCATGAAACCATAAACCAATCTCTACCACATTATCTTTAATCATGTTCCCTTCTGCTGTGGCTCCTACACCACCGGGAAACATATGGATATCCCAACGCACCAAAGAGTTAGCAGGGAAAGTACGGCACACTCCTTGAGGCATTAATTCACCCCACTTGCCCATAGCATATTCAGTCAACTGACCATACTGCTGCAGCTCTCCTTCATCATCATATACATATACATCTGAGTTAGCGTGATGAACTACAGCCGCTGCATCACCCCTAGGCTTAACCTGTACAGCTTTTATACAACGTGTTTCAGCTAATTGAGGATCTACAAACTCCTTGCTCCATAGGTCATTGCCAGTAGCAGGGATGTCGTAGGATGAAGAAGGTATGATAAGGTCAGGACTACCAAACTCTGGCTCAAAATTCCAAGATTCTAAACTAGGTAGGGCAGGAGGCTGAACAACTGTATCTCGACTACCATAAGGAGAACCAGAGTTTACCCAGTTCACAACAGTTTCTATTTGATCTTGTGATAGTCTCCAATCTCCTTCAAGGTTTTGAATGCCTATATGATCATCATAAGCATAAGGGGGCATCTCTCTATTAGCTACCTTATGGGAAATTAAAGGAGACCAAGGTCTTACCTGTTCATAAGTCTCAAAAGACATAGGGCCTATACCGCCTTCCCTGTGGCAGACAACACAGTTATTATTTATTATACTTGCTACCGTATCGACATATGTATCATCGGCTTGAGCCGCCGTAGCTAGTCCCATACAAACAGCTAATAAAGTCTTTTTCATATTACCACCTATCAAATAGTTGATCCGCAGAGCAGTGAGGCTGTGATCTACAGTCTCTAAGATTCATCTGAAACAATTCCTCAGGCATAGTGTTAGGAAACTCTATAGGAAAATCGTAGTTCGATGTTGAACAGCCAGTTAAAATAAGTAATGCACATAGTGAGTATTTCATAATTATCTTAGATTGTATGCAAAACTACCAGATTCTACTTTATCTAGATCGTTCACATTAAATACTAAATCTTCTCCATATATTAAAGGTTTCCCTTCAGCTAATTTTTTACTTGTGTTGTAATAGGCTAGCGCCAGTTTAGTTTTTGCATCTTCTTCGTTTTCTGCCACATCTCTTAGATTAGCACCGTATGCATTATTAACCATATCTAGTTTTTCAGTATTAGGGTTTTCTCTAAAAAACGATTGGCCTATTTCCTTTGCCTGAAGTAAAGGATCTTTAAGCGTAGAGCCATGCTTGTATACTAGGTAGGCATGATTTAAAGCATTGAAGGCTTCTTCATCAGCCCCCGAACCAAACTTCCCGAACCCTGCTTCATCAGTAGGTATCATAGATCTTTGAGGTATTAGGCCCTGTTCAGCAAATTGATTTACTAAACGAACAACTTCTTTTTCATGAGCGCGTTGCTGTTCTGCACCAAAGCCTAAAGCTTCGGCTCCAGCCGTAAGAGTTTTATTAAATATCTTTTTTAATACGCCGCCGTCTGCAAAGTCGGCTCTATCAAGTTCTGCTATCCTTTCTTTTCTTTCTAATAGCAGCTCTTTTAATTCTTCAGTATCACCATTTGCTTTTGCCGTGGCTATCATCTCTTCGTATTCTAGCTCTATGTCGGCTATTTGATTGGCTATTGTACTGTCCTGTGCAAAGTCATCATAGGCCATATCCCTAGCTCTAATATTATCTAACTCATTTGTGATCAAAAAAGTTTCATCTGCTAAGTCTTGACCAGTTTCCATACCTATTTCATCTGCCAGTTCACCCGACCTATTGAACACCTGAATTTCTTCATCTGTATATCCTCTAAGTCTTGAAAACTCTTCGCCACCTACCTCGCCTTGTTCTAGTATTTCAGGGGGAATAGGACTATGCTTTTCGTCTAACAAAGCGCGAGTATTAGTTTGTAGAAATTCTACATACTTTGGATTAGCTGTGCTTAACTCCAAAGGAATATCCATATCCTCAATAGGTGTATCTACAGCATTAACTATTCTACTAGCAGCCTCTTGTGCTGAGTCTCTAGAGACATTTCTTTTAGAATATTTTTCAATCACATCTGCTAGTAGCCCTATAACAACTTTACCACCGCCAGCAAATTCTACGCGCTCTTCCTCATCAATAAAGGCTCCACCAGCCTGTTCATTATAAGGAAGACCTGTCAAACGATCTATGCGCTCATCAGGTTCTTCAGGGGCATTAGGCACATTATAAACTTCACCGCCTATGGAAAACAAAGTTCTTCTTAGGGGAGAATCTTCTTTAGGTCTTTCTAGCCTAGTGCCTACCATATTGGAATATTGCCTAGTCATTTCTTTAACAGTAGCCCCAACAGACTCTCCCGGCCCAAACCGCATCTTTTCGTATGCGTTCCTAATCAAATCTGAAGATACTTGTGTGGGCATATATCGACCGCTTAAAAACTGGCTTATAGTTTTATTACTAAGATTTCCATCTTGTAGATACTGTGCTGTTTTTCTTTTGCCTATTAGATCTATAGAGGCTTCAACTTTTCTAGAAAGCTCTTGAGCATTTCTGTACAAAGCCTTTTCTTTATTAACATAATCTCCTACAATCTGATCCTGTGTTGATCTATAATTTACAAAAACACTCTGTAGGTTTCTGTTATCTTCGTTATAGTCTGATATAGAAAATCTTAAAGAATCTTCAGGGGCTAGCTCTTTAAATCTTACACCTAACATTGCAACAAGCTCAGTAGAAACTAAGTTATTCTTTCCTGTGTACTTATTAGGTACATCCAGCCCTGCTTCAAAAAGATTCTTTGTCTGAGTAACCACACCCGGAACAAATGCCTCTAGAATATGATAAGGAGTAGCTTCTAGTCTTTCTCTTTTAGTCATGTTTGCGGTAAACAGAGCCTTACCTTCTGGAGTTCTACCATTGCCTTTCATAGCAAACCCGACATCTGTTATTGCTTTTGTAAGTATTGTTTCATCTACATATGGTCTTACTAAAGCATCTACTGCACTTACAGTAGCATCCGCTAAATATTTATCTAGTCTCTCTCCCTGTAAACTGCCATCGCGTATTTCACGATAAGCCGCCATTAGTGGTTCTTTAATTACACTATAGCTATCTAAAAACTGTGTATCAGATGTATATAACTTATCATCCATTCTTAGAAATAACTTTGGCGCATCCTTTGACCAAGGAGTTTCAGTCAAAGTCTGTGCAGCTTCCCTCTCTTCTTCAGTTAATCCTGCAAGTTTAGCAGTGGCTGATCCAGCAGCATAAAAGGCTCCGTTAGTCGCTAGAAATCCTCCAATTCTTCTTAGTCCTCTAGCCTTTAAAACATCGTTACCTGAGGTTATTTCGCGTGAGGCTTGTCTAATTATATTTCCTGAAGTTCTAATAATCTCAGCAGGAAAACTTACAAAGCTACCAACCGGTGCGTTTCTTAAAGCCTTTATACCTTTAGGAACTCTGTCATAGTTAGGTAGAGTATCTCTGATTACATTAGCAGCCTCTTCTTCAAGAGTAGCTAGTTCTCTATCCGGGAATGCCTCTTTAAGAGTATCTAGCTCTTGATTGTATGCGCTTATTTTGAAGAGATCGTCAGTAGCAACATAAACATCTTCTACAGCATCGACAACTTTACCACCATACTTTCCTATTTTACCTAGCTTATCTCTAAGTTTACTGGGGTCAATAAGAGTATCTATATCTGACTCCATTAGAGATCTAAATTCCCCAACCCTTACATTAGTGTTTATAATGCCTAGTCTTAAATACTTTTCATAAAGTGCATCTAAGGTTACATCTTGGCCTTTTGTTAGTTGATTTTTAAGTGTTGTTCCTGCACCACTGAACTCGTAAGGTTTTAGTCCGTTAGCTGTTCCAAACTGTAAACCACCTAATAGGTTTCTAGCTTGTGTAGTCACACTGAATACAGTTTTAGCAGCCTGTGAAGATCCTTTAAGTGATAAGAAAGTTCTGTACGCATTAGCTAAAACATTGTCAGCTTGTGGGGCTGATAGAAAAGATTCGTTTTGTTTTATTGCAGTGAGTATTTCAGGAGTTGTATACTTGCCATCTAGTATTGAATTAGTTCCTGTTATCTTATTCGCATCTTTAATTAAATCTACAGGAGCATTATCTTCATCAAAGATGTATTTACCCTGAGTGCCTAGCTTGTTTAAGTTACTATAAAACTTGCTAGTCTCTACAAACCTAGACATTTTACTTACGGTAAGAACAATGTTATCCGCAGGATCTGTTATCTCTCCCATCAATGCCCTAATCTCAGGAGATATTTCTTGTTTACCTGTTAATATTTCACCATTAATTCTTTTGGCTTTTACAAAATAATCTCCTGCTGCGTTTCTATCTGCAAAGCCTCCCTGATCTAAAATATTATTTATTTGTATCTCTGCTTGCCTGTACGCCTCATCTAGATCCATTGCACCCTGAGTTTTATCCATAGTTTGTTGGACTAGATACTCTCTGGCATCATTGACAACATCTTCAGATGGTTTGAATCCTGTATCCTCAAATAAACGATAAGACCTTCTTAGATACGATCCTATATTTTCATTTACAAGTTCTTTAATCTCTAAGGGTATGCTAGAGCTTCCTGTTATTTCTTTTGATAAATCATCAATAAGCTCTCTGGCATTTAAAACTTCTTCTGCTACCTCAGTTGAAAAACCAAACTCTTCTTCTATATCCATCAAAGCAAGTTTTCTATCAGATCTTCCTAGATCTTTTAACTTTGGATCTGTAAGAACTTTTTGAACTTTATCGCTTATATCAACGTCTGAGTTTTTAGCCATCTCATCCATAGCTGTAGTTAATCTAGTGGCTATGTGTTCGGCTCTACTGACAGCAGATCTCTGCGCGTACTGGGCATCATCAAAAGCACTCTTAGCTTTGGTTGTAAAATATCCTCTCTGAGTAAAAAGCTGCCTAAATACTCTATTTAAACGACTGCTTCGCTGCTGTTGTACTTGTGCAGCCCCCTCAGCAGTTTCGTTAAACTCTATTTTATCTTCACGCTTCTGTAATCCTGCTCTTTCTCTAGAATCTTTTAGATAATCTACAAATACCTCACCCCTTTCCTCTGGGCTAAGATTTTTAGCGTTCTTGTTAAACATTGAACGCGCTTTTGAGTAGATGTCCACGGCTCCTTTTCCACCCGCTACAGCCATATCTACTAAGGCACCAAGCGCAAGACCCTCGCCTACTAACTTTAAACGCTTTTCAACTTCAGAGTCCGTTTCATCAGTTGCTAAATAAGCCGATATGTCAGCTACAGTTGTCTCAGGAAACGCTTCTTCTAAAAAGTTAAATAAATTTTCATCTTCATCGCCCAGTAGCTGATCCGTAAGCATACCACTCAAGGCTCCTTGAACTATCCTTGGAGTCTGTGCTATTGCTTTAATTCCCGCTGCTTTTGAACCTACCGCAAGATATGGCACAACTTCCGCAATCTGCCCAGTAACAGTTGTAGACCCTCGCACTTTACCTGTTTCTGGATCTAAAAGATCTGGTTGTCCTTGTGTAGCTAAAGCCGCTCCCATTTGCCCAGAAAACTTTTGAATAATTTCACGATGTTCTTTGGGTGCGAAGGATGATAAAACATCGATTCCTGTTCCTATTATACTCGCTTCAGTACGGGCCAAAACTTTTCTAAAATCAAAGACTACTCCTTCCTTTTCTACAGGAATATTTTTTATTTCTTCTTCAGGCTCTGGTTGCTCTACAGGCTCTGGCTGCTCTATAGTACTCCCAACATATTGAGCTTCAACTTGCTCATCTGTAACGTCATCAGGGACATTAGTAATAACTTTTCCTGTTGATAATGTAACTGGTCTAGGCATTGCTTAGTCCTTATGGGCGTTCATATTCTTGTGGTGAAGTCAAAGATTTTACTTGGGTCATATTCTGTAATATTCTTTTGAATAAAGAGTCAAATTGTGTTTGATATTCTTCTAAAGTAATATCTTCTCTTTCATATTCTAATACTAAAGCTTGTAGTGCTACGCCATCATTAACAACTAAATCATATCCAGCGGCTAGTCTAGCTCTTAGATCTGGATTATCTACATAAGATGGATTTTTAAGAAGCTCTGTAAATATTTCACCTTCTGCTTGCCACTGAGCCTGTGTTGTGTAGTCGCCTACTGCATCATAACCAGCTTCCTGCACTTTCGTAGCAAATGCATTAACACCATCGGTACTCAGATAATTTTTAACTTGATCAGCATAATTAAAAGTGTTTCTTAAAGTTTCTGCTGTAGCTTGGGCAGCTAATACAGGATCATCTTTCCTAGCCGAATAAACTATTTCTGGCTCACTTGTGACTGTCGTTACTTCACCTGTAAAAACATCTGTTGTTTTTATTTTTTCAGTTTTAAACAACACTTGGTTAATACCACTACCTAAACTTATAATATTTTCCTCTGTGTCTACTTTATCTCTATCTGTAGGAGCCTCTAGATCATGAACATAGTCTGTAAACTTTGCGGCCTTGACAACACTTTTTTCTTGCTCATACTTATCCATAAAGGTATTGAAGGCATCTACATTCTGAGCCAAGGGGCCATTTTGAATAGCGAGAAAAGCCTCATCTTCAAAGTCTTGCCTAGATCTTCCTGATATAGCTCCCCTTAGTTCACGACTTAGAAGACCCATGACACTAGCAGGTTTGGCATTTTTAGAAGCTAACTCTACCGTAGCATTAAAATCTTCAAAGCTTCCTACTCTTTGGGACAACGCATAAGCCTCATCATGATTTGCTGCCAGCGGAGTAATTATTTCTCCCAGTCTGTTTCTAATATCTGCATCAAATACATCAGGGTTAGCTGCAAAATCTCTCCAGCCTTCTTCGCCTTCTCTTTCAGCCAACTCTGCTCTGTAACCTTCTTCAAAAGTAGGGAGGTGCTGCTCAAACAAAAAGTCGTATGTAGATTTACCGGAAGCATCTATTTGCTTCTGAATACCACCTATTCTTGTTTTTCTATCATTGGCTATTTTAGCTTGTATTCTTTCATCCATTATAGGAGCAGAGTTAATAAAACTATTAGCAGACTCACGTAATGTATCATTTAATACAGTTCCTAAAAATTTACCAGCTACATTAGAAAATGTACCTACAGCGGCCTCCCTCTGTTGCCGTTTAGCAATATCTTTATATTGTCTACGTCTGTTGTTTTGTAACTTAGTAAAAACTGATTCAATAGCCATTTTTATTCCTCTAACAAATTCTTTTCTTGAGGAGCCATTAAACTTTCTACAGGCAACTCTTCTATTTTTTCTTGTATCTCTTTAGGTATAGCACCTTTAGGTATGTTCTGATGTTTATTTTTCATATAAGAAGCCATATCAACAGTTGCTCCTGTTGCTCTATTTTCTGCTTCTTCTTCTTCATCTTCTTCTGCATAGATAACATAATCTATACCAGCTCTTTCAGCTAATCCCATGATTATGTAAGTAGCAGGTTCTGCAAGCAGCATCATTAGATCAGGATTCCAAATACCTTTATCAAAAGCCGCAAAGAGTATAGTTTGAACAATTTCCATTATAGGAATGCCCTCTATAACTAACTCCATAACTTCTGGATATGTTTCTTCCTCTACAATCTTTGTGAAAAAATATTCAATACCTTCTCTAAGATTAGTTATCTCAGGAGCTTTTTCAAATTCATAGCGTTGCTCAGGATCGTTCGTAAGAGACTGACCCGGAATAGATCTTCCAGCTTTTAATATATGATCTACGTAACTTTTTTCCATTTTATAAGAAGCCTTGCATTCTTCTAGAATACATTCCTGTTGGTTTATACATCGCATCATACTGAAGCATAGGCGCACCATAGCCTATTTGTGGCATTTGAGATATTCCTCCTTGACTAGATGAAACCTCATAAGCATTTTCAGCTACTACTACTTGACCTCCGCTATAATCATAGTCAGGAGCCTCTGGAGCCATTAGGCTCTGTCCAACTGCCTTCACTGCCTCTGTTCCTGCTGCCGCTAGACTACGCTCTGTGATAAGATAATCTTTACCTAAATCTGATACTGCATTTTCAGAACCTATAGAAACTCCAGACTCACCTTTAATTCTGTCTAGCAAAGATGGCTTATCAAATCTAACTTCAGGTATATCTAAAGGTATATCTGCAGGAACTCCTGATTCAACTGTAAAGCCAGTAGTAGGATCAATTCTTTTTGCTGTAACATCTATAGTCGTATAGTCTCCTGCCGGAGGCTGACGCACTTCAAGACCTTGCCTAGTTAAGTTTGCTGGCCCAGAAGCAGGATAGGACGTAGTACCTATAGGTTCTGGAGGCCCAGTAAAACCAGCAGGTATATTATCAGTAGATCTTGCAAAACCATCCCACCACTTTGAACTACCTATAGTAGTATCCCAAGTTTTTCCGGTAGCAGCTGCAGCCTTTTCTAATGCTCCACCTGTTCCAAATATATTAGAAGCTGCACTTTCTACCTTTATACCGGGAATTTTATTTAGTATAGTTTTACCTATTTCGCCTGTAAAGTTTTTAACCGCACTAGTAACAGTATTAAATACTCTGCTTGTTCCTGCAGCAAACTTAACAGCAGCGTTAGTAACATGAGCTACTCCTTTTACCAAGGCATTTGTAGCAGGATTAGCTATTACCGAAGCTGCCCATGTCCCCATATTACCTAAAGTACTTGCGAGAGCTTGCCCAATGCCGGGAAGAATAAAAGCCATTGCAATCTGACCAACGATTCCAATCTTGTTCATAAACTTGCCAACTTTGCCAGCAACCTTTTTTATACCCTTACCAATCTTTTTAAAGACTTTTTTAACACCTTTAAATATCTTACTAAAAAATCCCATTTTAATTACCTATGAGCCTATAACTCTATCAGCTATTCCAATTAATGTATTTATATAGTCGGTATCCCCGGCAGCACCGGGATCATTCGCTAGTGCTGTTGCATACAAAGTAGTTTTACGCTGCTCTTCATTTTCATAAGCTGTTCTCGCGTATGTGGCATCATCACGTAATTGCTGCCAAGTGTTTGCAAGCTCTTGAGTTGATAAGTTATAAGCTTGCTGTGCTGCCGTTGCGTTTGCTGCGTTCTCAGCGGCAGTATTAATAGTGTTAGCTTGCCTACGCCATTCAGTATTAGATTGCTCTACGGCTTGAGCATTTTGAGCATTCCACATTTCTCTTTGTTGATCCATAGAAGAATTATATTGATCAACCTGTGCGGTCAACTGATTGTTAAACTTATCCGCTTCTAATTCATTTTGGGCATTTACAGCTTCCATTCTATTTGCTTCGCTAGCATTGAACTGTGCCATAGCATTTTGTTGAGAAGCATTAAATTGCTCCATCTGGGAAGCTAAATTAGCATTAAACTGTTCAGTTTGCTGGGCAGACGTAGCTTTAAATTGTTTAGCTGCATTCTGAGCCGATGCATCACTTAACATACGTTGCTGCTCTATTTGTTGATCTAATACTATTGCTTGTTGCTCGTTAGAAAGATTAGCTAAATCAAACTGTAGAAAGTTATTAGCATTCTCTATAGATACCCTAGTTCTTTGATCAACAGTAGCCAGATCTAAAGATGCAAGAGCTGTAGCATTCTGCATAGCTGCTTGATGTCTAGCATTAAAGTCTGTCATAGTAACAGTCTGCATAAACTGACTATTAGCTAGTTGGACTTGTTGATCTGCATTAAACTTAGTCAAATCAATATTAGCTACCATCTTAGCATTTTCAACAGCTCTTTGCTGATTTACATTAAGCTGTGCAATACCCATTGCTTGAGCAATATTAGCTTGAGCAAGATTTGTTTCCATTCTTGCGTTTAGATTAGCCAACTCTGTCTGCTGTGCAGCATTAAGATTATCTGAGCTTGCGTTATTTAATGAAGTAAGATTAGCAAGCTTTACTTGCTGATTAGCATCTAGATTTGCTAACTCCATCTGTTGAGTAAAAGCAGCATTTTTACTCATGAAATCTGCTGCTACTTGAAACTCTGCAAGCCTTGCTTGGTTTACTGCGCTCATGTTCTCACGTTCAGTAAGATTCATGACCTCTAGGTTTGCTAGTTCTATTTGTTGTTCATTAGAAAGATTCTGAGCGTTAGTAGCTTGTACGTTTTGAACATTGATCTCAGCAGATCTTTGGCGATTAGCCAAGTTCTGTGTACGAATCTGTTGGTTCTGTTGCGCTGTAAGAATCGCTGCATCTTGACGGAACTGGCTTTGTAGCTGTCCCATCTCTTGTGCCATCTGCGCTGTTTGACTTGCAGCAGTTTGTTGATTGCTTAAATTTTGTAGTCTACGTGTAGAATCTAACTGAGCAGATTGTAAATTAGCTTGCTGTTCATTAGAAAGATTTTGAGTTGCTCTTTGCTGTAACGCTGTAGCATTCGATTGAGCTAGAGGTATAGCTGATTGAATAATTGCATTAAACAGAGCATCCCTGCCTACAGTTGAAACAGACATACCCCTTTGTTGCATCTGGGATTCAACTAGATCTACTGCTGGTTTAGCCCATGCAGGTACATTACCATCTTCAAGGCCACCTAATAAAGTTTCTAACTGTGAAGATACTAAAGCCTCTTGAGGCAGTGCAGCAACAGCAGCTTGTATTTCTATAGGCTGTGTATCTATAGCTGCCGTTACTGTCGCAGGATCTTCTACAATAACTTCTGCTACTGACGGAGGTAGATTAGCCACTTCTGCAACCATTGAGGCAGCAGCACCTTTAGCGGCTGTCCCTTTAATTGCCCTAGACTGAGAAGCTTGATAATTTACTGTGCCTAATATCTGAGCTTCTACGCCTGATGCAGACGTTCCTGTTATTGCTTCTCGTTGTTGCTTTTCAACTTGAGGAGTTGGAGAAATTTGTATATTAGTTGCAGTAACTCCGGGTACAAAAGAGTTAGGGTCAATTTTAAAATCAGCAGTACTAGCTAGCCCAACTGAAACATCGCCCATTGTAGCGGCTTTCGCTCTTTGGCTTAGGTCACGAATCTCCTGTATAGAAATAGGAGGACGCTCAGTTCCTACTGCGGCTACAGTTCTGTTTAGTGCTTTTACTAATTCGGCTTCATATTCTTGAGGCTCAATGTCACCTTGCATTACTGCTTCTTTTATAGCAGCAGCAGTCGTTGTCATTTCAGCCACTGTTACATTATCAGGAGCTATAATATTTTTAAACTTATCTAGCTGTTGAATAGCAGTATCAGCGGTTACACCAGCAGCTATATTAATATCAGTTACTTCAGGTTTCTGTATGTATTTTTCTACAGCAACAGGAGGAGCTTTGTATGTACCGGGAGTATCTTCTGTAATACCTGCGACAGGAGTTTCCGCTACTAGTTGTGTTTCAAGTTCAGCACCTAAAGCGTCTGCATACATTTGTTCTGACGTTGCTGCATCAAGACCTAAAGCAGCACCTACCTCAACAACATTAGCTCCCGTATCTCTAATATATCTGGCTAGCTCTTTTTCCGAGGCATTAGGATTAGCGTCAGCATAGTCCAGAACACCCTTAGTTAAATCAACAGTAGGGATAGGCTCAATAGGCTCTCCACCGGGGCTAGTGATCTCGGGTGGAATGCCTAGCTCGAAGCGGTACGTGTCATCTGTATTAATAGCTCCAGAACCTTCTTGCCTATCTTCGTCAGTCATACCACCGCCAAAGTTTCTTTTTTTTCTTTTAGCCATTTATATCACCATTTAACCTTATGTGACCAGTAACGTGCAGAAAGTTTTGACGGACTTGCATCTTGAGCATTGTGTCTAGCATAGTACGATTTCTTTCTAGCTTTGTCTTTTGCTGTACTAGGATTCTTACCAGCACCTTTAACGCCCTGTTGACCAAAGCGAATTGTTTTTATCTTATCTCCAACTTTAGCTACAACAACATGGCTTTTAGTAGGATGACTAGGAGTCTTTTTAGGTTTGTTAAAACCTGAAACTCCTATTTTTGATAGTCTAGAATCTTTCTGCTTCATGCTTTTCTATCCACCTTTTTAACTTTTTCTACAGTTCGCATAGCTCCTAAGCCTAACATGCCCATCAATACTGGCATCATTACGTCTAATTGAATCATAGGTACTATTACTTCAGTTTCCATTAACTCTAAAGTCATATTAACAAATGGAATAATTAAAAAGTTACCCGCCATACCAAGACAACACACCCAACCAATAGCAGGCCTCCATCCACTGACAAAGACGCTTGCATGTTGCGCTTCTGTTTTGTTAATCTCTAACTGAGCTTTTACAACCTCATTAGTATGACGTTCACTCATGGTAGCTATTTCATGAGCAAGTTCAGCTTTTTTATCTTTATCTTCTATAAATTTATCAAGTACAGCAGATACAGGCCCTATCAATGAATCTACTAATCCAATCATTCTGCACCCCAAGACATCCAGATACCTACAGCCAATGCTGTTAAAATAGATGTTGTTAACATTCTAGCAACTGTTTGACCTACAGTAGATTTAGTTGCTCTCCAAGAATCTAAAAGACCTCTTAACTCTTTTACATCATTATAGGCTTCTTCGTCTGACAACCCGATATCTTTTAGTGCCTGTTTAGCTCCCTTTTCAGCAGCTTGTTGAATTATAGTTTCTAACTCTTGCTGTTCCATATTTATATACCATTCTACAATATAATGGAAGTGGCTCCCATTACAGTTACAAATATTAATATTACTACAACACCTACAATTGTTAAGTCTATAAATGCTGCTTTTGTTTGAGCGGCCTCTTTAGCTGCTTTAATTCTAGCGTTTCTTATTCGGGATCTTTCTCGTATCATTTCAGTCCAAAGATGTCCGTTACCTGTCCATAAAAATATATCTTTCAATTCACGTTCTAGATTTTCTGCACGTTGTTTCTGTAGAGTTACTTCTAATGCTTGAGCTTCTACAGATTTTCCTCCAAACAATTTCTGAATCTTGCTAGGGTTGGTTGCTTTCTGTTCTAAAATACTTACTTCTTCTCTGGCATCCCAGAAAGCACCTATAGCCCTGCTTAAATCTTGTATCTCTTGTCCTTT